CTGATGACGCCGAAATGAATAAAGGATATTTTGATGGTAATGATAAACCAGAAAAATCAGATGCAGCTAAAGCATTCTTTGTAAAAGAGATGAAACATTTAGCTAATCTATTTGATGTAAAATTACCAGATAACATTGATACCTATGATGGACTACTTGATGTAGTTATGAAAGGTGTTTATGATAAAGGTGAAACAATTCTTAATGTAGCTGTATCCTATGGTACAATTGACCGACCTAAGAAATTCTTAGAAATTGGTAGTGCATTTAATTTGGTAAAAGCTACTGAGAAGGCTTATATGAATCCTAAATATCAATTAGAACGAGTATTACCAGATGTAGTTCCAGGTACAGAAATACCTCAACCAGCAGGTACATTTGCTGATAATTCATTAACACCACAAAAGAAGGATTTACCTTGGTAAATAAATAATATTAAATCAATTCAGATTGAAGCAAGCAATAATATGTGACGCAAAATTTCTAAGAATAGCCTCTTCAGAAATGAATGTAGCTTAGTGACCATATTATTCTTAGGCATAAGTAGTTTGTTAAATGTAAATATATTGTGGTATTTAATGATAGAAGAACAAAAACTTCACATATAAATGTAAAGTAAACCGTATCCAATCGGCCACATTATAAATATTGCCGTATGTAGGCACTGAATTTAAAAAGAGTCGTGTAGTTTAAGTGGTATGAACGCAGGTCGTAGTAATACACCCAAAAAGAAACGAGTAAGAGTTCGATTCTCTTCCGACTCCAAATAAATTAAGATTGAAGCAATTAATATAATCAATTATAATTGATTGGTTTCATAAATGTAATATGATATACTGTAGGTCGCTTAAGAG